CGATCTAATTTTTAAGCCTTTAATGTCATCTTCGTGAAAATCTACAACAGCTTTTGTCAAAGCTGCAAACTTTTCTTCGTCAAAACCTTCTGGTCTGAATGAAGCCAATTTCTGTTTAAATTCAGCTAAACGCTGGTCATCTGTGTTTAATTCTGCCATATAATGCTCCTGCATTGTTAATACAATTGAAACTCTACGCCTGTAGAAGAAGCGTCCTGCTTCCTAATGTTTCTTACACACAGAATAAATAAGAAAAAAAAATGAATTAAAACTCTTTATTAAAAAGTTGATTACTAACCAATTTGTACACATCGCTCCAGTGTTAAAAACTGCTCCAGTTAATACTTCTCTCTGAGGTATTAAAAATGACAGAACACGAATTTACACTTGCAGACAGAATTGCAAAAATAAAATCTATAAATGAAAAGTATGATTTAGAAAACAATGCTTACGTTTCGTTTTCTGGCGGAAGAGATTCTACTGTTTTACATTACTTAATGGACGAGGCATTATCAGGAAATAAGATTCCTAGAGTATTTATTAATACAGGTATTGAATATAAAGCAACCTTAAAGTTTGTAAGAGAAATGATGGCTAACGATGACCGATTTATAATTTGGACTGTTGGAAAGAATATAAAAAAGACGCTAGACACTGTTGGTATGCCTTTTAAAAGCAAAGAACACTCGCAGAAATTATATGAATGGAAACACGGAGCAAAATCTAAATCTCATCAGAAATATTTCAGAATAATTCCAGGCGGTTATGCACTTTGTCCAAAAGTCTTAATGTACCAAGCAGAACCAAACTTCAATCTAAATATATCTCACAAATGCTGCTTTGAATTCAAAAAGAAACCTATCCATTTATATCAAAAACAAAGTGGTCGCAGTATTGTTTTAACAGGAATGGTTCGTGAAGAAGGTGGCCAGAGAAATAATATCAACTGTGTCGTAACTACCAAAGAAGGTGCTCTGAAAAAGTTTCATCCACTTGCACCTGTAACTAGCGAATGGGAAGATTGGTACATTAAAGAGAAGTACATCAAGCTGAGACTGTAAATCAATACTATATGGGCAGCAAATACATCCTGTCCTTTGAAAATTGTAAGGTGGATAATAAAGTTCACTCAGCTTGATGTACTGGCTAAGGTTGCTCCTGCAGAAAAGAAAAGAGCAGAATGGCTTTGGAAGCCGATTTATGATGAGTATAGAAGAATTGGATACAGACTAAGAAAAGAGGATGATCAACCGAGTTTGTTTGATTAATTATAATATCTGATTATAAAGAGGAGCAATGATAGGTTCCTCTTTTTTTAGACAACTTCTTTTAAGATTTTTCCGTTCAAAGAACTATCAGCATTACCTGAAATAACTTGAAAAGAGAGTTTATCTAATTTTTCTGGTTCATTTCCGAATACAGATCTGATTTCAAAAACTGAACCTTCATATTTAACTTTTCCAGAAAAATAGGCATTATTTGCTTCACCAAATAATATAGAATGAGTCTTAAAATTAAATGTTTCTTTAACTTTTAAAGTGAACATAATTCTTTTATTTCTCCTTTATTTGTGACTGATGCCATAATAAATCTTCTTTTATTATTTCTTTTTCATATTCAGTTATACCATAGGAGTTTGAGTATTTCAACAATTTTAACTTGGCCTCTACTTCCAGTTCGTGAACGTGCGTTCTGAAATAATCATAACTGTGTCGCCTAATCTGTGCTGTATGAATCACTTCCTCGAATAAACCTGAAGCTGACACTTTAGAGTGAAATACAATGGCGGCTTTACCATCATTGGTTGCAATTACATAAGCCTCTTTACCTTGTAGTTCTAACAATCTATCTGTATCTGCTCCAATTTCTATGCTATAACCGTTTTTTCTTAAGCCATTAACTACCTGATTCAAGATTGCTGGATCAACAGGTTTCTGTTTGTTCAAAACCTCCTTTGCTTTGTCAGAAGATAAAGTATGATTGTTGAATAATGTTTTTAGAGGAGTTCTTTTATTATTATTTACAAATTGCTTAATTTTCATACCCTGCTCATACAATAGAAATCTGGATTTTCCAAGTACGCTCCGTTTAGTATTTTTAGGTTGTCTTTCAAACCACTCTTCATAACTTTCTTTTAAATCTTCTGGCTGAACACCGTTCGGAATATAGATTAAAAGACAACGGCATCTGTCATGTACTGGATAAATTGGAACATCTGCAATGTTCTGATAAACCTTGCCGTCTAAGGAACCGCAAACAAGACAAGTGGAAGTATCAAGTATCGAGGACCACATATAAGACTGCATTTGTGCTTTATTCTTAGTAAAGACCATACGTTGATATTGTGAACCAAGGCTTTCTCCCAGAGTTAAACTATCAGTATCTAAACTTCTGTCAAATCTGGTAAAAGTTGGTTCAAAATCGTCTTCTAATTCTTCAAAATCATTACCAGTAATTAAGCCTTGCATAATCATTGCGTTATACGCTTGCTGCAAAGATGCGGCTGTCATTACACCGAACATTGCAAGGCTTCCAGCGGTTCCAACTGGAATTTGTTTTAATATATTTTGTGGATTCTTTGGAAATTTCAGTTCTAAATCCAAATCTTCAGACAATTCATCAAACCAGGCATTTTCATTATCAATAATATTAAATGACTGCTCGTCTGTAAAATCGTCTATGCGGTCCTGCATTTTATCGAGAACTTTCTGTATTTCTTTTAAGACCACATTGGCCTGAGTTTTGCTGCTTGCACGTTTATATTTATGTAGTAATACAGCAATTTCTTCTCTGGCTTCGTTTGTAAAATGTTTAATTTCGTCAGCAAAGAAATTGCCATATTCAACATTGTCTATTGCGTGCTTAATACAAAGGTCAACGTAGTCTTTAATTTCCTTTGTTGTCATTCTGTTTTATCCGTTACGTCTTCTTTACTATCCTCTTCTGGAGAATACCAATCTTTGTTTGGTACATTAAGTTTTGAACCTTTTTTCTTGTACTGACGATATGCAGTATCAACTTCTGTAGGAGACAAACTTGTTGCTTCAAGATCAAGAAGGTAAACAAATCCTTCGTATGTCATATCTGGTTCAAGATAACCGCCAGACTGAAGTAAGTAATACAGACAACGTAAAGGAAGTTTACCCTGTGTAAATATATTAGCAATAGCATTAACTGCATTTGCGTCAAAAGAAAGATTTGAGAAGTCGGTATTAAGTTCAACATTTACATCGTCTGGGTTGTAGCCGCACCATTCAGTTATAATTTTTAAGAACTGAGTAAAACGGTTGCTCATATATTTAGCGATAGTCGCAAGTTTTGCGTCTTCTCCAGCACGGTGAATTGTAATTGCATCTTTATTCTCTGCTGTCTTCTTATCTGGCTGAATGATATGAGAAGCCAGAGTAACAATATGAGCTTCTGAACGATTTAATTCTTTTTCAAGATGTTCAATACCTTCTCCGCTGAAAGAACATACTCCAACTTTTGCATCAGCTTCTGGTAACTGCCAGAAAACGTCAGTACCAACATAGACTGGAATTACTTTTCCATCTTTGTCAGTTTCTGGAGTGTGGCCAGTAAAATATCCAGTTGGACGTGAGGTTAAGTGAGCACCGTTCTGGTAATCTGCAGATACCTGATAATGATGAATGTTTTCCAAGGCAATGTCATACAATACAGGTTTTACTGGATTGTTGTAAGGCATTGTAATGAAAGGAATGTAGTTTAATGGCTGTCCATTTACGAGAACCTTTTTTCTTGAAATAGGGCTTTCAATTTCAGAACCGTCAGCCTTGCGAACAGATTGATAAACTATCTGAACATACTCGTTCTTTTCATCGAGAGCTAAAACTCGATACTGTTTTTTTGTTTCGTGAGAAAACATATCTTCTGCCAAGTCTACATCTTCTTCCAGTACAACAAGGCACAGTTTCTTCACTCCGTTGATGACCTTAAACTTCCAGTTAATAATACTTTCTGCACAGTAATATGAAGCATAAGGCCTAATATTGTCCTTTTCTGCTTTTGCTACAGACATATTAGGGTCAACGTCTGGCAGCTCTGCAAGAATACCACCACGACCTGTGGCTAATACATCGTCCATACAGTCTGAAAAGAACTGGTCCGCACTGTTACCCTGGTAGTCGATATTATCGAGAATACCAGTTGCCCTCATTTCGGCAGGTATCTCTATTTTTGCAGGTCGATTCTCAATCATACCGTGAAGACAGTCTTTTATCTGAGCTGTGTAATTTACGAAAGAAGCACGACCTTTATATGCTTCATACTGTAATTCTTCATAACGGTCAAACGCTTTATGAGCAGAAGTTTGTCTTGGTAAGTAAGCGTCACCTTTTGCCTTTATAGCATCAGAACCTTCGAGAACATCTCTCATAATGGTCCACTGGTCAATGCGTTTTTTATAATCTGGATGCTGAGTTTTTACGCCGCTATCTATCATTCAGTCCTCCTATACTCCATACATTGGAGTTCTATATAGTTGTCCTCTTTTAAGAAGAGGTATTTTGTAACAAATTTCATAAGCCATTGCGTCTGTTATATGATCAAAGCCCTGATTCTTATCTGGCTCTCCATTTTCCTTAAATACAAAACCATTCAGACTGTCTGATAAATGAGGGCACCGTGATTTACATACCCTTACCTTTCTCTCACCTGACGCATTGCACATCGCAAAATTAACGGAGTTCCATTTATCTTTGCTTGGATATGGTGCTCTTGGGGCACATACGATAAATCCGTTATCTTTCAGGATTGACATATCTGTTACTCCGATTGGTGCAGAAGGCTGATGTTTGTTACCAGTAGGGTCTGGATAAACGAAAACGGTAGCTTTAGGATATCTTGCTTTAATCTTGTCACACATCTGCTGAGTGTTAGAAAAACCTTCTGTAACAATCTCATCAAAGAACGTAATTACTGTGCCAAGTTGTTTATCATTTTCAATAACAGAAATTGCAGCGGTCATTGGTCTTACGTTGAAGTCCATACCAACGTGAATGTCACCACTACCCCATTCTGGGTCGTAATAATCGTCACCATTATTTAGGTCTGCGTCATAACATTCGTAAACTCTGTCAGTCATTGTGTCGAACGAAGCAAGGTAGAACTTCTTAAAGTCCTTTGGGTCCATAGTGCGTCTTGCTTCTTCGATTTCTTCTGGTTCTACATTTCCACCTTCAATAGTTGTGTAATGGAAAACGGCCCAGTTAGGATTAGTACCGTCTAAATATTTTGAGTAAAGTTCGTAATACCAGTTGTAACCTTCTGGAGAAGAAATAAGTAATGCTTCACCGTTACAGTATTTATCAGTTAACGCTGGATAAAGTTTTGCCCATACATCTTTATTAAGGTATGCACACTCATCCATAACCAAGAAGTCAATAGAACTTCCGACCAGTGAGTTAGGAGTATCACCTGACAGTACCTGAATGACGGAACCATTCTTTAGCTTTATGTACATTCTCTGGTCATTTTTCTTAGCAATGTAGGCTGCAGGTAAATACTTCTCTTGAGTAAGAAACTTTTCCCACATAATACGTCTGGCGTTATCTGCGGTGTTTGCAAGATACCAAATGTTTAAGCCACCTCTTTCTGTAGCTTGTTTGCTTAATGCTCGTTTTGCCATTTCTTCATAAGCAAGAAATGATTTACCAAAACGTCTTCCAGCAACGACTAAGCGAAACCTTTTTGTACAAAGAGCAATGGTGGACTGTGGTTCTGACAAGGTGTACTCAAACTTCATTTAGAACTCCATTCGAGGTTCGCCTTCTATTTCAACAACAATCTTGTCATTAGGCTCTTCTTCTACATCATCTCGCATAGATAATGCTTTGACCTTTGCAGCATCTGAAGCATTTACTCTGAATGTAATTTCTGGTAATTCCTCTTTTTCTTCATCAACAAGAACTTTTGGCTTACCGTTCATTCGTTCATAGATAATCTTTGCAGCAGTGGTAGCGTCTTTGTCTGACTCTGCGTATAACGCTGTATTCCACAACCTTCTGGCCAATCTGTCAGCATTGCTACGAATTACACCTTGTTCATCTTCTTCTGCAAAAGCTCCATATTCTGCAAGTGCATTGTCGAGAATCCTTCTGTCTATTTTTTTTGTTTCAATCTTTGAAACTGCATTTGGTTTAATTAATCCCATAGCAACAGTATTGATGAAAAAAAAATTAAAATTAAAAGAAGGCTCATAACGTACACAATCCAATTTGTGTAATAAGTTTTCTTTGCTTGTTCAGATTTAAGTCATAATGCTCTTA